TATCTCGTATGTATTGTAGGCGTTACGCCTCTAATATGAGATCTTTGATTAGTCGAGACCCCCAATCGTGTGTGCTAGAGACAGTGGGGAGAACACGTTGGAATGACGCACTCGGACTACATTGGGTGTGGATTCAAAGGAGTCTGTGCCAATCCCGAAAGGGTTGTGGCTAGACTTGAATTGGACACGAATGTAGCTGTAGAGGGCTTGATATTGAATCTGTTCGATGGTGAACGGCTTAGGGAGGTGTTTAAACCTCTTTGGGTCGTAGAACTGTGAATTGTATTTAATTATCTTGCCCGCTCTGGATCGCCCTTGAGTCTTTTTGTAGAGGTCGGCTAAACCTGAGTGACTATCGAAGAGTAGGTTGACCGTTTGAAGGCCAACTAACTTTTCATAGTCCTCGGTAAGTGCCGATTTTTCAAAGGTTGACTCGGGTTGAGGAAGAGCTTTTTCTGCAGCTTGTCTGAGGTACCATGGTGATTCTGAGATTCCTAGTTGGGTTGGATGCTTCTTTTTCCAGTTGAACACTGCCAGACGGGCTAGACTTAGGTCTAGTTCTGAAGGTTTGTGTTCTTCTGTGATTGGAAGCCCTAGCCCCCCTAGCCATCGAGGTAGGAACCATGGCACGTGCGTTTTTGCTAGGAGCTGTTTGTGCTTACGGAGGAACAGGTTGTAAATGTTCCCGCGGAGAGCTGGTGGGCAGAGTCGTAGTAGTTCAGATGCTCGTACTCCTATGTTGTTACGTGGATCATCTTGGTCGTCGAGACCAATGACCCCCTGGCTTCTTTTAAGCCCGGAGATCAGACCCATGTTCACGTAGGGTACGAGGGTGTACCGACACTGGCGTACTATAGCATTGCCGTCTTTGGATGTACAGACCAATGGATGTGGTGTTTCTTCATAGGTGAAATTTGTAGAGTTTATATTTACAAATTTTGTCGAGAGAAACGTCTTTCCTATTGATTCTTTAAGTCCAAATGCGCTTGTTATGGTACGCCAAAATTGATACACTGATGCCTTGCCGCGGATTGCGACATCGTCTCCGTTGATTAGCATCTTGCATTGTTTAAGCTGTAATGGCTTATTCTCTGCAAGTTCTGCTGCCCAACGTGACGCTGCTGCATTTGCGATACAGAGCACCGGAAAACTAACGATACTGCCCATCAGCTGACCGTTTCGCTGTGGAAGTCCCCTTATTAAGTGTCCTGTCAGGGCACGTATGAAGAGCCGCTTTTCAATTCCTAGTAGTTGAAGCTCCTCGGAGATCGCATCTGCGATCTCCTCGGAGACCCAGCTATAGAGATTGTCGGTGGCTGCCTCATAGTCCCCTGATAAGAATGCTTCACCCTCTTTGAGGTCTGAACCTAGAACATTGAGCAGAATCTCTTCTGTTATCGGTGTCCCAATCAGACAAAAGATGGGGTGTTGCCTTAATATCGTGTGTACTTTCTTCCATAGCGGTCGTAGCACAGTGTAGAGGATCGGTGGTCCTTTTGATATGACTCGCTTTTTGAGCGCTTCTGCGAGAGCTACTGGCTCCACATGTGGTTCTTCGAGGTTTGCCTCGTAGAGCATGCGGTGCCAGAGCTCTTCGAAGTTGTGCTCTAAAGCAGTTGTGTCGAGAATTATCCGATCTTCCTCTTCAGCTTCTATGTGTTCTTCTTGTTGTCTCGGGTCTCTAGTTACTGTCAAGTACCCGCCTGGTCTACGTAAACCCTTTAACAGATCAGGGTGCTGTAGGAGAAATCCTACTGCTCCTGCGTTTGAGCGAGAGTTAATGTAGTTGGCGGATGTACTTGGGAAGAATGCCTTGATCCTGTCGGCGACGCTGAACTTGACGTCCGAGAATAGTTCTTTTACCGTTCTCCGTAACTGTTCTTTAATAGTTACGGGTGCGAGTAATTGTTCTATTTTCGGATGTACGAGGTCTGCGTCACCCCAGTTGATTAGGCTTTTTCCCCGTTTGGCAGCTATGGGTTCTCCAGTTAATTTCGCAACCGTTTTCTCTACTGCTTTCTCTAGGTCCTCTGGACCTGGCCTTGGCATCCCCTTCTTTGATTGAAGGATGGATGTTAGGAAGCTCACCTTGAGCTGAGAGCGCATTAGGTAACGCCTTTGCCATCTGAACGCCTTTCCACCAAGCAAGACACTCGGCTTGTCCATTTCCTTTGGGAATGGGCATTCCGGGGTGACCTGCTGCATATGGAAGCTGAAGAATGCCGCTAATTTGTATTTAGCGACACTCATCCAGTCTCCACCTGCAGCTTGGGTCAGTTTTGCCCAGTGTAAAGATGTAGCCTTCAGATTGAAATTCTGGTTGAACCCATAAGCCTGCCACACGGTGTATAGGACTTCTAGAGATTGTGTTATGCACGTCATCACGTCCTTAGTGATGGGAGATATACCTACTACCATGGGCCCTTCGGCAC